TCTTGTTGTTCTCGTTGATTTGAGAAGCAATCATTCTGGGAGATGCAAACTGGTTCAGTTCGTTGAGAACAATCTCTTCATAGTCGCCAGTGTTAATGAACGATGCTTGGTCGATGTTCCTTGAACCATCACCAATCGAAGTTGCCGTAGTAGTATTTACCAAGGCACGAACACTGGTTTCTGGAAGGTTCATAACCTTCAGTGTTGGAGTGATGGTTTCAAACTGTACGTTCTGAGATGCAAATACACCCTTACCACCGCCACGGATACCGTTGGTTGCAACACTTGTGGTGTGCAGCATGTAAGTATCCAACCAGGGGCAGGAGATTTGTTCGTGTGTTTTGTTCAGTTCGATCAAAGGAATGCCATCGAGGTTGTAGCATTCAACTACGCTACCTGCGGGATGCTCAACAGCAGCGGTACCATCGGCACCACGACCAGAAGGAGCAACCGTAATCGTTTGACCAGTTGCGGAGATTGAACTGTATGCAATGATTTCATCACCAATCTTGATGTAACCAGGGTTAGTTGTTCCAACTGATTGGTTGTTAATAATGATGTGGAATGAGAGAGCGTCCTGAACAGCAATATTTGTTGCATCAGCAGCAAGAGTTGATGTCAACGTTGTATTACCAACTTCAGAAACAATACCTTCAACGGTGATATTGTTGCTACGCTCATGCATACCATGGTTCTTGTGATATACCAACACTTCCTTCTCATCAGCGTCATATGACGGAGAGGCAGTGGGATATCCAGCACGGGAGTCTCCACTATAAACAACACCTGAGGCAACGATAGTTGCTGTTACACTCGAAGTATTGCTGATTGTGTCAGCATCGGTGAATGTTCCTTTGCAGAAGTTTGCTTCAATAACACCCGTACCTTCGTCGAAGGAGACAACAGTTGCCTCAGCATCACCACCATTTGTGATGACTTGTCCAACTTGGAATGCACCATTCTGGACTACGGAAGTTGTGATCGTTACCAACGATTGAGAAGATTTGAAGACGTTAAAGATACCGCCGCCTTGCTGGAGGAAACCAGTTGCGAACGTTCCTTCAAGGTCGTTCAGTGTGAGTCTAGGAATAGAACCAGTTGTATCGAACTCAACAATGGTACCTTCTGCATTAGAAGGATCCTGAATCAAACGAGCACCAACGGTGAATGTTTCTGCAAATCCAACGGGAAGATCAATAACCTGTTTGGGTTTCAGAGTTTGAATCGGGTTCTCAATCAGATTATGAACACCACCGTTACCTCTACCCAGTGTGCAGTTATTGAAGACTGCAGTACCAGATGTCGGTCCAAAGATACAGCGGTTGATGCGGAACTTCAGGTCTTCATACTGGTCAGCGGTCCAAGTAGATGCGTTCTGCGACTTGAACAGAACACCAGCATACGGTTGTTCAGAGATCGTTCTTGTGCCAGAGACATCAACGTCACCCATTCTGGAGATCCAGACCTTATATTCGTTGGAGTCAGACAGCAGAACGAAACAGTATTCTGTAGACTGCTTGATGTAAACAGGTGCACGGAATGTGAACTTAGTTGCAATAGCAGCGTTTTCAGATGTTTCTACCTGAGAAGGATTGAGTGTAATATCCGAGAACGGCAGAATAATGCCAGTCGGATAACCATTCTCCATGGTACGAATCTGCATGGAGATTGGAATGTTCGAGTCCTTAGTTGCAAAGAAAATATCAACCGAGTTCAAGAACATACCACCCTCTTCGTCGAGGATGAAGGACTGTGCCAGAGGGTCATACCAACCAATCTGACGTGTCTCAGTTCTTGTAGAGATGACGTTTCTTGTACTCGAAACGTTGTCACGAACAATCTCGGCGTTACGAACTGCCAAGATATTTTCTTGAACAGTGTTCAGAACACCTCTTGCTTCGTAAGTAGTTTCAGCAGAAGAGTCAACGGTGCCAGGCAGTTTGCTGTTGTCTGCATTCGTTGTAAAGCGGAAAGTACGAGTACCTGTTGCAAAACGAGGGTTTGCATCTTCATTCGGGTTTGGAATGAACAGAGTACCAGCAACCTCTCCAACATTATTGGAGATCAAACGACGATCCTTGACTACCGCACGAGCGCCAGAGGTTTGTCCAACAAGAACCTCACCAACAGAAATGTTGCCATAGTAGTCAGGGTTCTTGGTTTCTGCTAGAGCATCAATGTCAATGTTCAGGATGTCCGTTTGTGATGCATAAGACTCAGGCAGAGCACTAGCGGTACCTGTGTATGGGTTGAACTGACCACCATCATTCGGGTTGGCAACTTTCAAACGGCAACCAGATGTAGAACCAATGACAGTCTCACCAACAACAAACGGTGTTTCGTTTGTATTGGGGTCTGCAGAAGAGTTCTTCACCAACTCGATGATCTTCGGCATCATGTAGTTGTTTACATTCACGTTGTCGAAGAATGCATAGAAACGAGTATTGGGTTTCATACGGGAAACCTTGTAACCCACGTTTCTGGAACGGATCCAGGGGATTGCTGTCTGAGACAGAATGCTGTCACCCAGAGACTTGCGGTCAACACGGGGGACAACACGAGTTCTCACACCTTGACGTGTTTGGTTGTTAACAACACGATAGGTACGACGCTCGTGCAGGTAGAAGAGACCTTGACGACGCTGACCGTGACCAGCACGACCCAACTGACGACCAACACCATATCTACCAGATCTGGACAGGAATCTATTTCTAGATTGAAGTGTTTCACCAGTCCAGTTAGTCTGCCAAGAACCCCACTGAATAGGAGCAAAACCATTCTGGTCAATGTTCAGGTCTCTAGCAACTGCAGAGAAGTCACCTTCGACGTTCTCAACTCTTGCAGGCAGACGCTTGGTGTCGATCCAGTCGTCAGAAGACGGCAGGAGGTCGATACGACCAATAAAGGTGAACACGTTGAACGGGTTAACGTTCTCTTGACGGGAAGCGTATGGTTGTTCAACAACAACTTCTTCAGTGTATGGAAGTGTGAGAACGTTTGCTTCGTGTTTGATAACGTTGCTGGAAGAAGTCTCATTCCACTCAAGAGCAACGTTAGTTGTATAGTGGGACGGACGGAGAATGCCTTCTCTGAAGTCCAAGGAACACTTATAGTCAGGACTCAGAACATCACCAACTGTGTGGTCGGTGAAGTCGTCCACAACATAACCGTTCTTGAATCTATCAAGACCGTTAGCATCATAGGACTTGGTATTATCTGCTTGTACTTCAAGCAGAGACAGTGAGGTATAGTATTCAACTTGTGCAAGACGTGCCTCAAGGTCACCAATGTCCTTCATTGTGAAGCGACGAATCTGCTCAGGGCTGATGATTACGTCACGCTCAGGATTGTAGACATATGGTTTGAGTTCCATAGTTGCAAGCAACATGGCATTCTCAACCTTGTCGGGAGGGAGAAGATCTTCCCCAGGTTTGCCCTGAGCAACGATGATATTATTGTTGTGACCCAGATAGATGTGGTCAACTCTAGGTTGATACCAGGAGTAGTCAGCACGGAATGCTGTCTCTACACGCATGATATCGAAGATTGTGGATCCACCAGCAGCATTATTTTGTGTGGAGAATACACGAGAGTCGAAGTCAAGAGAGGTACAGTTCACATAATAGGGATTGCCTACAGTGCCCGAACCTTCTGCTTGCTCACCAACTGCGGGACGGAAGTCAATCTGGTCAACCAGGAAGTTGATGCTACCGTCAAGTTTGTAGTTGGGGATTTCCTTGAAAGGAATGCCTGTATAAGATTGTGCCGAGAAGTAATCACCAGTCTGCTCATGCAAGAAGTAATCAAAGATGATGATTAGTTTTCTTGTGGGTGCAGTGATATTGGGTTCGCGGATCAGTTTGGAAACGTCAGTAAAGTGCGAACCTTGCTGAGGATCCAGAATGAACGAAGATGTGATATTTCTAGCACCAAGGATGACAGATCCATCAGCGTCATCGATGAGTGCAGTCAGTGCAATACCATCATCATCAAAACCGTCAATAATCTCACCAGGAATAAACGGAACATTGTTCAGCGATACGTTATAAAGACGGAGGGTAGAGTTGACGAACGACACAACTCGTGCTCTAGCACCAGAGGTACGACCAACAACAACAGAACCAACATCAAAAAATGTTGCAGAGTCGAGGACTACATAAGGAATCTGAGCATCTTGATCAGTCTCAGACTCATATACTGCATGAATCTTGTAGACATCGTTCAGACCCATTGAGATCTCACGATCCTCAATACGGGTACCATACAGATTACCGTAAGCAAGACCGAACTTCAGAGTATCGTTCTGTTGATTGGTCTTGATAACCTTCATGACACGCATCTTAGATGCAGTCTTGATCTTTCTAGAAACGGTATTTTTAGAGACTAATGCATTCAGGTGAACCGAAGTAACCCCCGACAGACCTTGAATAGTGATTGACTGTCTCTCAGCACCGAAACTGACAGTCAGATTCTCTTCATCATTTTCGGTTTCCAGGTCAAGGTTCTGTCCAACTGTATAGGAGGACCCAGATTGAGCAGCAACAGTAAGAGTGAAGTCACCTTCATCCAGAGAACCGAATGCTTCGGACTCGGGAAGTGTAATGGTAATATCACCGTTACTTACAACTTTGTTGATAAATGATCTGTAAACGAAGAAGGATTCGTCGTCCAGAGAACGCATCGAACGATACGGCAAGTCAATGCTGAGTTCACCGTTCTGATACGATTTCATCTGCAGATACGGTCTCATACGAATGACCACACCCTGAGCATATTCGCCGTCAGGGATGGTGCCCTTAGTCAGAGCCGTATCAAGAACTGCCGTTTGATTGGCATAGTCAAAGATATAATCAGAGGTAACTGAGGTTGCAGAGTTCTGCTCTGTAGCATCAATCGCCGTTGGGTCAACTCTCTTAATACGGAGAGTGTTTTCACCCTTCAGAGATGTACCAGTTACACGGAGAACTTCTCCAGGGCGGAGTTCTGTTCCAAAGTTAGAACCATAACCATAAAGGAGTTGATTCGTTGTTTGATCAACATCGACGTTATAGCAGTCGATTGCATATTGATCTTTCAGACTGACGTTACAACCAAAGACGATTGCAGAACCCTGATTTCTACCAACCATGGATCTGGTGTCTTGGAACTGATAACTGAAGACAGCATCAATCTCACCAACTACACGACCGTCTCTTGTGACAACCTCACCATTTGTGAATGTGCCAGACACTTGATAGAGTGTCACATACTTACGGTTCTGACCCGATGTTGCACCTTCATAGACATACGCTCTGGCACCAGAAGTGCGCCCTTCAATAACATCACCTGCTTGCAGAATGACATTTGCTTTGAAGTTCATCACGGTGAACATTTGAATGTCCATCATGTAGAGGTTGTGGAAGTCTGTACCAAGTGTGGTATCGGACTTCACATACTTCATTTGGACAACACGAGCCTTACCGATCATGTTACCCTGGGAAGATCCAGTGTAAGTAGAATAATCGGTTGTGTCGTTGGGTGCGATCAACCAGTTGTCACGGAGTTCGATGACTTGATATGCATCGTTAACACCATCACCACTGATTTGTGGATTGCCGTAAACGTCATAGACTTCGACAAAGTTACCGAGTTCAAACGAGATAATACCGTTCTCTCTGGTTTTGAATGTTCTGGGTTTGGGAACAGAAGCATACTGAGAAGTTAGAAACTCAGTTCTATAACCTCTAACATATGCTCTACCAGGACCAACCTCAATAGCAAGATACTCATCAGAAGCACTGACGCCATCGGGGGATACTTCACCAGTTCTGTAAACACCGTTATTGAAGAAGTCATCAAGGTGCTCACGAGCAGTAACGTCAAACGTATCTACAACGTAGTCACCACTCTCTTCAAACGTACGACGTGCCATCGAACGTTCAAGTTCAGAATATGCAGTCTTATTAACGACCTGCTCAATCTTACTGTTGTTGATTCTCAGCAGTTCAATGAAGTTCTTATCAGTGTCATCATTGATTGCTTTCTTGGTGAGGGTAGTTCTAATACGGAATCTGTGTCCACCAGGAGCAGAATAGTTAGAAGAACCAGCAGCATTATCGTTCAGTGAGGGGTCATCCTCAGGAGTGATGATCGACTCGCTAACCTCAAGACCAACACGGTAGGATGGGTTGTTGGTGTATTGATCCAGAAGCAGGTATGCAGACTCCACGTCTACAAAGTAACCTCTGATGAAATACACACCCGCATTGATGTATGCAACAGAACCAGTTGCAGTCGAATCGGCGGGAAGAAGTTGTGCAAACGGAGAAGAAACCTCAATCAGGGTTGATCCAAAGGTAATCTCGTTCTCAGCGTAGAGTTGTTCGTTATCAATAAACTCTTTAACATCTACTGCGGAAACGGTGTCGCCAGAATCAACGTACTTAACGTACAGTGTGATATATCCTCTATCAGATTCTGGAGCAGGAATAGAGTATAGAACCTTTGCCTTAACACCAGATGTGACGCCAGTAATCAGTTGTCCGTGTAGCTGCTCACGGTAGTTCTCAACGTCAACCCCCAGGAAGTTCTGTTGCAGGATAACTGCTTTAACATTCAGGTCGTAACCAATCTGACCAGGAATGACCATGGCACCTTCTTTGAAGAAGTGTTGTCCCATGGACTCGATTTGGTTCTGCAGAATAGTCTGCATCGAGGTAAGTTCCCTAGCCTGGATGGGGAATCCTGGTCTAAAGAGAACTCTGTAAAAGTTTTTGTCCTTATCGAAGTCGTCAAAATAAGGACTAATGTTCAGATTAGTATTCTGGGGCATTTTAGAACTCGATTACGATTTTGATATCTTCGATTTGGTCACCAGCGCGAGAAATCGCACTCCTGTTATCTATGTAGATGACATCGCCAGAGTTCGGTTGGATCTCGGGAGATGCATATCCGTTTGTGAATGACATACCCAGGTCATATTCTGTGTTGTTAATAACACGAGTTGATGCACCTGCGACAATCGGGAAGTTAATATCTGGGTCACCAGAGGTACCAGATGTTGCACCAACGATTGCGTTACCACCTTCAAACTCAACGAGGTTACCTGTGATTTCAGGGAACACACCGTCAACTCTGTTCTGGTAATACTTCAAAACTTTGGTTGTGGAGTTCCAGGAGATGACTCGTCCACGAGCAGTCACTTGCTGACCACCAACAGTACGAGATTGTGTGATGATTTCATCAGTTTGGAACTGACCTGTAAACGATGCAGGGAAGATAGATGCATACGTTCCAGATAGGGTGAGATCGGATACCAGTTCAGCAGTACCGAATCTCTTTGGGTTGATCACCAGACCAATACGACGATAGTCGTTATCAGTTGGGAAGTCACCGCTACCTTCAGCATAAGTGAACTTCGTGTTGATCATTACTCGGAAACCACCCAGTTCGACAGGAGGTGTAGCACCGTGACCGCCAACAGGGGGAATAATAACGTCGATAGTTGCACCAGCACCAGCACCAGCACCAATACCGTTCACTTCGTCAATGATGACTTTACCGAATGTGTAACCAGAACCACCAGAGGTTACAGTTGCAGAAACGACCTTACCACCATCAACAACCAGCGATACACGACCACCAGTACCGTCACCCTTGATGGGGACGTTCTCGTATGTACCATTGTTGTAACCAGCACCAGATGCCTGAATAACAACGGTGTCGATTTCTCCACCGATAGCATCGGACTGCACAGCAACGTCACTCAACACTGGCATATATTCGCCAGAGAAGAACTTCAGCACCTGTCCCACAGGGATGGTGTACATATACTTCCAACGATAACCGTCAGAGGTAGTAATAACAGATGTAGAAGTACCAGTCGGTTCAACAGTCGAGGGCTTACCGTTCGGATCAGAAGGGGATGTTCCGTTGTAGATGCACTTATAGACCTGATACGAGGAGTTAACCACGTAGAAGTCGGCGTCATACAGTTTGGTAGCACCAGAAGATGCAGTCTTGGTAGAACTGTAGTCATGACGATACATGTCATAGACATAACCCAAACCACCAGTGGTTTGTTCGGGAGGTGTCCAGTCCACACGACGGATAACTTGGATAACGTCATTCGCAAGCACACGCTTGAGCGAAATCATGTCATCAAAGACATCCGAAAACTCTTGGAAAGAGTCAATAGGTGTCGGTGGATTATTTTCATTGTCCCACGATTGTGGACGACCAATGAAAACGTACAGACGGTCTCTACTTGCCCCAGCATCAATGTCAGATTGGATGGGATCAGGTCCCTCCAACGCCTTGATGAACTTGTTAGCAGTAAAAATCCTAAACTGGTCAGTAAGTAACGCCATTATGCTGTTTTACCCTTCCCTTTATTTATAGGTTATTCTGGTTCGTTTCTCAGGAGGTAATCGTAATAGACCTCCCAGAGATTACCCGACGCACTTGAGCTACCACCAGAAATAGCATCAGTTGGATCGAACTTATAGTTCGCACCATTATTGACGGGAGCGGATAGATTAAGTTGCACATATCCTGTGCCGTATCCTGTTGGCGAATAATCCACAGAATCCAGAGTTGCACTAACACCAGAAACAGAAGATTGAATAGTCTCACCAACTAAGAACTGTGTGATACCATTCCAATCTTTGATGATCATTCTGATGTCGGCGGAGTGAGCTTCGCCGTCTCCAAGTGCACCTGCACCTTGGACTGTTGCAACTAGAGGTGATTGACTACCATCAAACACACGATCACCAATCTGAAGAAGTGTGGTATTTTGTCCACCAACAGTTTCCTCAATACCATATTTAGATGAAGCAATACCACCATCAAGACTTACTTCATATTCAAAGTCGGTGCCTGTGTTGATGATATCGATGATGCCATCACCAGCACCCTCTAGTTCATCGTCATCCTCAAACCTACTATCAGGTCTGACTGAAAGTGGAGATGTAAACAAAACAATCTCATCACCAGGGGAATCCAGGACTACGTGAGGTTCTACACCAGTTCCAGAAGAACCAGCAACACCAGCAATGAATGTGATGATCTTTGTCTCTGCTTGGGATTTGCCAGCATCAATAAATGCCAGTTCGTCAACCTCAAACACCAGATACAGTTCTCTGGTCTCAGGTCTCCAGTCATAAACAATAGCGATCTTGTTATCTGCCGATTCCTGAACACGACGAACACGATCGTTAATGGCAAACTGATATCCAGTTATTCCCGTGTTGGGATCATTCTGCAGAGCATCAAGGATAACTTTTTGGTCATACTTGAAGTTGATGCCTCTTGTAATACCCTTGAACTGCGTAGCAGTCTTTGATGTATAACGGAAGATCTCTTTACCGATCTGTGCCTTACCAGAACCAGGGAATGCTGCAGTGGTTTCAACGTTGATTGTGGTGTCAGAGACACCAACGTCCGAAGTAAGACCTGTAATGTTATACAGAACCGAGTTCAGAGACTGTCTATTTCTCGCAGTTCTAACAAGGTTTGTATTTCTTGTGAAGATAACTTGGGGAGGAGAGGTATATCCGCCACCAGGATTTGTGATGTTGATTTGTTCAATCCTACCAAGATTGACAACTGCCTCAGCAGTTGCACCAGATCCACCACCACCAATCAACTGAATGATAGGAGGAGTCTCAAAGAACTCACCAGGGTTGCTGATGTTGATATTCTCAACCTGACCAAACTCGTTTACCTCACAGATACCTGTTGCACCTTCACCACCGCCACCAGCGATAACAAGAGCAATATCGGATCTAGTGTAGTTACGACCGACATTTTCGAGAGACAGACCAGTCACAAAACCAGTAACGGGCACCAGTTCAGCTCCAGCACCGCCACCACCGACAATCGATGCAGTAGTACCACCGAAATAGTTATCACCATTTCTGGTCAACTGGATGTAGTCAACACCACCAGTTTCATTCAAAAAGACTTGACCGCCAGCACCAAAAGCACCCGTATCGGTACTATTGATTACAAGACGAAGTGGACTATATCCTTCGCCAGGATCAAGAACTTCTACTGCTTGAATCTCTCCTGCAGTATTGATGATTGGTCTGAGAACAGCATCACGAAGAGGTGTACCACAGTTACCAATAGTAAGTTGTGGTGGGTCATTGGCATCATATCCAGACCCACCATCAACAACATACACCTCACGGACACCGTAAGTGCTGTTGAATACTGGAGATATTTGAGCGCCGCTTCCTGGGACTGTTCTTGCCATTTATCAGACCACTACAATGTTTCCGACCATGCCACCATGGATGGTGCACTGATACACATAAGTCGTACCTGCACTCACAGACATGGGGACTGTGTAGACAAGAACGCCAGTGATAGATCCAGATATGCCATCCGTTACAGCAGCACCACCCGATCCAACGCGGATTTCAAATGGGTGACCTGTACCAGTGGTGTTGTTGAATCTATATGTGAAACCTCTATAGACATAGATTGTTGGGTTGTCTGTGGTATTGCTCAGACCAGGACCATCAAATCTATATGCAGTAGAACCGTTTGCTGTAATACTCCAGGAGAGTACAGGTGATGCATATGCGGAATAGGTATCGGTCCCTGTACCTACAATCGATTGCCCTTCAGCAACCGAAGGCAGAGCAGCGGCAGTGTTGTTAATCGTGACGATCGTACTAGAACCATCACCAGTAATAACAGTCGAGATGTTTGTACCACCAGTGAAAGTTACCTCAGAAGTTGCAGCAGATGCACTTTGAGATCCTGTATCACCATTGATTGTTTCGTACAGGTTTTGGGTGATATTGGGTGAATCATTGGTGATTGTTAGGTTATCGCCAGAAATCGCTGTCGAAATACCTGTACCACCAACAAGGTTAATCTGAGATGTTGTAGTGGTAGCAGTCTTACTGCCACTATCCGAACCAATCACACTGAACAGGTTTTGGTCTGGATCACCCAGAGCACCCGTCATATCAATGGTCAAGGTATCTCCAGTGATAGATGTGGAGATATTTGTACCACCAGTGATTGTCAGAACATCCTGTGCAGCACTAGCAGTTGTACTGCCAGTATCCGCATTGAAAGTTTCCCACAGGTTTTGTGTGCCACTGACACCACCTTCACCAGTAGCATCATTGGCAGGTTCAAACTTAGAAGTTGTGGAGTTCCACTTTAGTATCTGACCGTTAGAGGGACCACCACCGACAGTCATGTCAACGTCGGACAGATCACCAATGCTGCTGTTTACGTCAACCAGTTCAATCCAGGAAGAGGAGTGTGCAAAATAACCCTTACCAGTATCATGAACATGTGCAAACATGCCATGATGGTTTGTGGCGTTCGGGAGGTCTGCCAACTCGCTGTATGGTGCATACCACTTCAGGTATCCATCTGCACCATCAATATAGGTATACGGTGTGCCACTATTCCCACCCCAGAAGTTAATATCACCAACGCCACTTGGCTTGAGTGTGACATTACCATTGCTGTTAGATGTAATGTTAAAACCACTGACATCCAGGTCTGCAGTCAGGGTATCTAGGTGATCCCCATAAAACTCTGCTTGTGGGTCGGTTCTAAAACGAAGAACTTGACCGTCTGTGATACCAGCACCGATATTGATCAGAATATCGGTGCCATTACCAAGACGATCGTAAAGTTCATCAATGACGTTATTAAGTTTGACGGCACCGTCTCTTAGGGTGTCGCCAGTACCGTCATTAGCGGCAGAACCAATACCAATATTCTGCTTAGACATAGTTCTCGGACTTTTATAGTGCTATTTAGGTTTGATCGAAACGGGTAGATGTGCTGTCGAACGTTGTCGCAGTAGCATCAAACTGAGTATCGCCAGTTGCACCACCCACACCTGTTACGGTTAGAGTTGCAACGTCGGAAGTCAGCGGAGAGTTTTGTGCAGGTGCTGGAGCACCGATAGGTCCACGGATCTCTACCTTGAACTTATACCCTGTCATATAAGACAGTGCAGTGAAAGAGTAGGACGAGGACGTTGCACCATTGAGAGTGGAGTATGAGAAACCACCATCAGTAGATCTGAACCACTGATAAGTCTTGGGTCCATTCTCGGGCAGGATGGTTGCAGAAACAGAGAATGTTGCAACTTGTCCACTGTTGAGTGTGACGTTCTGGGGTTGCGTGTTGATCTGCAGGGTAGGTGCAACACCACCAGGACCCTCACCACCAGCACCAGGATCAGGAGGTGCAGCAGCACCATTGTTCGGTGGTTGATCAATACTCTGTCTGGATGTCAGACCAATCATGTATGGGAACTGTGCTTCTCCTGTTTCATCGACTGTCAGGAAATATGCATAAGTGCCGTTTGGATACTCTGGGGTAAGGCAAAAACGTCCGTTATGGTAGTCGAGTGAACCCTGCCCCTCGTTGTACTCCCAGTCCTGCATAAATGACCCTGCAGGGGGGTTCTGAAGGGTACTACCATATGAAGGTCTACCTTCAGGTTCAATAGGTTTGAGATCGTATGATGTAGTCATATTGGTGATCTCGGATTCATTATCCCAAGGATCCGAATATGCAAACGGACCATATACGGGGAATCCATCAAAAGCGATACCAAGCAGCTTGGAATGACCGTCAGGATGTCTCAGATTGTCACCGTTGTACTGGGTCAGACCGTAATAATCATTATATGTTGACATGATGGAGTTTTCTTTCCAGCAGTCAATGAAGTGTGTATCGTGATAGTGATATTGTCCTGTGTTCTCTGGGTGACCACCACACTGGTCATCACCAAAATCTACTGGGGACAACTCATAGTGTGCATTCCAGTTAAATCCTGTCGGTGGGTTTCCACCTGCCCCCGCACTGGGATTGAATAGAGCAACGCCGTTTGAGGATACGCCAATAATACCCAGAGGTGTGGGGGTTCTACCGTTTCTCTGATCATAATATGTGTATGTGCCAGTATCGCCATACGACGAATCTGCAACGATCAAGTCAAGTGTTGTATCCGTACTTCTCCAGCAGTTGCCAGGGGTAGAAGTAAACGTTGTTCCTTGATAGACAAACTTTTGCTTTCTTCCATCACTGAATACAAACAGTAAGTTGTCTCCAGGACGAATAGTTCCAGAAAAGGGATCTGCACTCAGAAGAGTGTTGTCATCTGGCGATAGCGGGATAGTGATAACGTATCCTTCTTTCGACCAAGTATTATCGTCAAACGTTCTAGCAATGCCAAATGTACCACCTCTAAAAAAGAAGTCATGCTCAAACGCCTGTTGTGTAACAGTGTTTGGGTTGTTTGCATTAGGGAACGTTCCGTAAGCTACGGGGGTTGGCAACCCGTCCCCCGTAACTGTCAGAATGTTAGTTGATGGATTATACTCAGCAGTTGCTGTCATCGTTTTTGACTATTTATTGTGCGAAAATAGACGAGGGATCGAAGTTAGCAATCACAGTAGCGCCCGTCTGTACCGTGAGGACAGAGGAGTTGGAGTAGACAGGTGTTGCACCTGCGTATGTGATTGCAACTCTATATTCATCACCATCATCACCTTGAATGGTGCTGCTGGTTGTGTAGATTGCCTGGTTTGCACCGATGATGTTGTTCCAGTTAGTCTCGCCGTAGTTCTTCTTCTGCCACTGATAGTTCAGACCCTCGGTCACGCCCAGGGGATCGCCATCAGCAGCGTTGAACACTGCGATCACATTGAACACTGCAGTCTGACCTTGGTTGACTGTGATGTTCAAAGGTTGACGGGTAATCTGGATTGCACCAGACTCAATGGTGATTACATCACCTGTGGTAGCATCGATTGCCTCGCCTGCGAAGACATCGAAACCACCGTTAATCGGAGCACCCTGAGGTGTTGTGAAGTCATCAGCAACTGTTGTCAGAACGCTGACCACAGGCAGTGCATAACCAACACCAGGAGTCTTAACTTGGATGCTTGCGACACCCATTTGTGCACGTACGCGACCGTCAAAACCACTGGAGGAGATCACGTCAACATTCGGACGTGAGGTGTAACCGTTACCAGGGTTGGTGATGATTGCTGCGGAAAGCGTACCTTGGCGAATATTCGCCAGCGCGGAAGCGTTGCGACCCTTGACTGTGCCTGTGTACTCGAAGGTAACCAGCGAGTTGGAGGATTCAATCAGAGCAACCTCACGCGGTTCTGCCTCATCTTCACCTTCGATGAAGAGTTGGTCACCTGCTTCAATCGGCGGAACGACTGTTGCGGCAATAACGTCCGCGTCAGAACCAATGTAGCTGAATGCTACAAAGGTCGTGCCTGCGCGAGGAATCTCGGAGAAGATGATACGAGAACCAACGATCTCATAACCAACTCCAGGTTCCTGAATGATGCCGTTGAGCGAAACGATGATGTTGTTCTCGGGCAGGATAGTGTTGGAGGAAACACCTTCAGTCAGGGTCAGGGAGTAGAAACCACCCTGATACTTGAGGTTGAACGAAGAGCGGAGTGAATCAAACTCGAAGCTAATGTCATCCAGTTGACGGAGTTTACCGATGTAGTAACCGATGAACTCAGATCCAACTTCAGGTGCCTCTGTAAACGTAATCTCGTCCGAAGACGCGGTGTACGCAGCAGCAGCGCCAGGAGGTTGAAGGATGCCGTTCACGAAGATCAGCATGTGACCTGCAGGGTCGGGCAGATATTGCTCACCATTTGCGATGGTCAGTTTGAACGTTGTTTGCGAACCGTCAAATCCACGGAAGTAGCGATCCACGCGACCAATCAAGTCCTTCGCTAGCGAGACACCTGCCTGCCAACCACCATCAGATGTGACAGTCATGTTTGTGAGGAAGTCTCCTTCAACTTCTTCCAACCAGCAGCGAGCGGTTGTACCTGTTTGCTCAATCTTGGCAATCTTGCCGTAGGCGGAATAGGAAGTCTCAACAAAGGTGCCAGATGCAAAGATCAGCGGGAAGTTGTTGAGGTTCTCAAACTTACCAACGTTGTAACCACCATCTCCAAATGTGCTTACAGGGACGTTTCCGCCACCTGTCTGTACGGGCGAGGTGATGTAAAGGTCATTCACGCCATCATCGGGACGATTATCCCACTGAGTGACAGTTGCCGTAATGCCAGGTACCGCAATGGTTGTTCCCTGCAGCAGGTATACGGTATCACCAGAAACAAAGTTGCCAGTGTAACCCGTATCGCGTGAGACGCTAGAAAGGGACAGTTTGTAGACTTTCTGACCGTGTACGTAGGTGTTCACGGAGATTGCCTGACCCTGATCATCAATGCCAACCAGATCAAGATACTTGTCTGTGATGGAACCGTAGATCACGTCACCAGTTTCCCAGGCGCTGTTGATTGTCTCAACATCCATGGTGATGCGACCACCGTCAGTTGCGGTAAGAACACCACGCTTGTCATTGAAGACATCAATATATGCTTCGGTCGCGGTATCTTTCTTGAACAACCAGTCACCCTGACTAAAGATGCCAGTCTTGGCGTTAAGAAGCAGGCGATCTTCGTCAACTGCAGTTACAGTCGCGGTTGCACCAGATGTGATGCCCTCAAGAATATCTCCCTCAGAGATTGTGCCTTGGATGGTTTCAAGTTTGATCCAACCATTGTCAAACTCGTCAGGAATGACGTGCTGCATTACATAACCGTTGTTTGTGACAGCACCCTGTACGACAACTTGTTCGCCGTCGATAAAGGTAGTCGCAGACATCGTTTCAAGACCATAGTATTTGAAGGTCTTAACAATCTTTGCAGCATTGATAAAGGTGGATGATACTTCGGCGGAAGCACCAGTTGTCGTGCCAACAAGCACGTCTGCGATGTTGAATCCAGCAGAAATGGGAGTCTGGATATCGCGTGTGCCGTAATCGTTGGCAACGCGAGTAACACCTGCACGACGAGCAGTGAAGAACTGCTGGTTACCTGTGTTTGTGAGATCGAAAGTGAAGTCGCGGAAACGAGCATCATGCTTCGGCATACGAGAGATCTCGAACCACTGCGGTTCTGCGTTGAGAACGTAGTAGTAATCTTGATCGTTTGCACCGTCCAGAGAAACTGCAGATGCGAGGACGTATTTCAGAACATCGCCACGGCGGAAGAAGTTGGTACGGTTAATGCGTACGCGGTTTTCTTCACGCTCCCAACCGACTTCGATTGTCGGAGTGAGCAGAACCAGAGCGGGATCTGTGTTGTAGTCTTCGCCTTCGTTGTAAGAGTTGGTGAGGTTCTGGGCGTCAGTGGAAGCAACGAATGTGACCACGTTGTCAGAGGGGAACGTGCCACGCTCGATAGAAAACTCCAGGCAGTTGAGAGAGGAGTCCATATTGAACTCGGTGCTCTCCTGATCCCACTCCAGGCGAGGAGTGTAACCCTGAACTTGCTCAGGACTCCAAACGTTGTAGGTATTCCAACCAGGATCGTCAAAGTTGAACATCACATCCTTCGCATACTCACGAACCTTGTTCATGCAGTACAGGAGGCGGATTCTCTGGATATCAGGGTAAGCGATGAAGTTGCCTTCACCATCGAACCACTCATTTGCAAGTTTGAATGCACCTGCGTTACCACCAGTTGCAATATCGTAGATACATGCCTCAAGAACATCCTGTGCAAATGCCAGATCGGGGATATTGCCTGTAGGATATTGTGCAAGGGTTGCTGCCACTGCACGAGCAGTAATCGCGTGATCATTCTTACGAATGAACTCTGCAGTCAGTCGATTCGAGTAAGAACCAGATCCCAGAGTATCCAGCATCAGATCGAACAAAGTCCATGCAGCATCAATCACGTTGTAGCAGGTATATTGCTGATACAGGGTGTTTGTGAATGCGTTTGTGGGCAGTGTTCTGGTGATACTATCCAGATAGTTGCTGGGGGTTGCAGCACTTGCATCTGTGATTGTTTGCAGAACGATATCAAACAGACCGTTGATGGTTGTTTCAACATTCTGGCAAGTGGTACCAAAGGAAGAGGCAGTAGTGTCGTAGGTGATTGTAAGGTCACGCTCAGCAGAATCTGCGGTATACTTCAGAGGCCAGATGCTCGGCAATGTGCGAGTGACGCCACCCAGACTGGTGTAGTCATTGATTGTATCGGTGACGATTGAGAACAGATCGGTGATTGCAGACTCGACGTTTGCACATGCACCACCGCCAGGAGGAACCGTGCGAGTTGCATGGTTCATGTTGCCATTTACTACAGCGTCAGTGACGATCGACAGCAGTGTGGTAGCAGCAGAAACCTCAGTTGGACATGCGGGTTGAGTCACGTCAGCAGTGATCGTGAGATCTCTGTACTGTTGAAGATCTGTACGACCTGCAGTGTTCCAGGAAGTTGCGGCACTAGGTTGGATGTTACGGATAACATCGGGCAGGATGTTGCTGTTGATGTAGTTGAAGATCGCCTGTGTCCAACCTTGCTGCTGACCACTGATGTGGCTGCTGTTGGTGTACTCTTCTGCATAATCCCAGACGTAGGAGTTACCGCCGTAAGCGACGTGATATGCAACACCCTTGAGAATACGCTCTGTATCATCGATACAGGAAACAGCACCGCCAGGGATCGACCAACCATTAGTTGCAACGAAGGTATTGACAACACCTTCTGCAATCCAACGAGCGTTGTTATAGATCAGGTTGTATGCGTCAGCAGCACGGGAGCGGTTTGCAGTTGTGCCACCAGTCAGAGCATCCTCATCCAGAGTCACATAATCGCGTGTTCTGGACTTGTAGGGTTCGTAATCGAGTTCGTCATAATACTTTTGCTCAAACCCATGAACCTCGTTACCAGTGTTGATGACGGGAACTGCACGCATAATCTGAATCGCAAGGTCGCGTGCCTGGTTGAATGCATAGATGGACTCGGCAGACTGAGATGCAACGTGCTGGAGACCAGAGGTACCCACGTAGAACTCAGCAGCGTCATAAACCATGTTGTTGCCACCGTACTTCATGTTGAAGACCATTGCATTCAGGGTGTCTGCAATGTCATGAACACAGTTGATGTTGCCACCAGGAATCGTTAGACCAGGATATTGGACGGTTGTGCGATAGACTGCTTCCTCAGCGATGAAACGGATATTTCTGTCGAGGATGTTTGCAGCATCGATATAACGGGAAGGTTGTGGGTTCTGATCGTAAGACTCAACGCTAGGATCATTTTCCTCACCAGCCCCATAGCCATAGATGTTATCGCGTCCGAATCCGTTACGCATTGCGAGAACACAGATGTCTCTCGCCATCTTGTATGCATAGATGGATGCTTCTGCCTCACTCTCGATGTGGCGGAGCGAGTTATTCTCAGGTTCGATATACAGTTCAGCAGCATCAAAGACCTTGCTGTTGCCACCCAAACGAATGTCGTGGACAAGTGCCTCAATGAAACCAATCACGTCATCGATACAGTTCTGCTGACCGCCAGGGATCTGCAGATCTTGGAACTTAGCGAGGTCATTCATTCTCATGACTGCCTCAGAAGCAATCTGCTTCTTGTTCCTCTCAATCATGTCTGCTGCATCAATCAGCAGGTTGTTGTCAGCACGGTTAGCGTCATAACCTTGAGGATCGACAGTGACCGTGTGATCGATGTATGGAACTTGCTGAGTGTACTGAGCGATGTAGTAATCATCGTAGTTTGTAGAACCCTGAGCAGCATTGGGTGCCTGACCGAACTGGACAAGCAGTTGGTTGATTGCCTTAGTAGACAGGTACTTGGTGTAGGAGATTGCATCCAGCATCGGCAGCAGTTCTTCGCTGACGTGGAGAATATCTTGCTCTCCATTCAGGTAGAAGTCGAGGACTTCATTGACTGCTGCATTACCACCTGTAAGCAGGTCAGCAATGATTGCAGGGATGATGTACTGTTTAATGTCACGGATGCAAACCTGACCGTTGTTGCCACCAGGGATTTGCAGCTTGTCATAGTAGGTACCGTTGATGGTAACTTCCCACTTGTTCTCAATGTAACCAACAACTTCCTCAGCAATGTAAGTTCTGTTCAACCACAGAGCATCACCAGCATCGCGGAAACGATCGCCAGTAGGTGCAAGGATATTCAGAATGTTCTGAGTCAGAGAGTCGATGTTATCCAGAACTGCCTGCGTTGCAGCAGTACCAGTCAGAGGAATGCGAAGTTTTTCTGTATATGCATCTGTCAGATCTGTGTCAGTTGTCGAAACAACATACTTACAGAGTTCGCCTGCTTGCTCCCATGCGTACAGAGATTGCAGAAGTTCTTTGCCGATGAAGTCCAGACTGCCATCTTTTTCCAGATAACCCTTGGCCGCGACGGTTGTATAGTAATCACCACCATACTTCAGGTCCTTAACGATAGCGTCGAGGATATACTCTTCAGTGTCGCGGAGGCAATAGTAGGTACCTTGATACGTGTTGGTTGCAGGATCATCACCAGGCATCACGAAGTCGGAATACTTCGCCTTCATACGACCGACAGCAACCTCAGAGATCCACTTATCGTTCTTGAGGATAAGGTCTGCAGCATTACGATGAGAGTCACGACCCAGATCAATGTCCTCAACGATTACACGCTTATCGGCGTAGTCGATTCTCTTAGCAGTCGCAGACGATACTGTCTGACCGCTGTACTGGGCATATACCTCAGCAGTGGAAATGATAAACGGTTGCTCAGCATTCAGACCCAGGACGATTCTTTCATCATCCCAGTTATTGCTGGTAGGAGCAGTAAATGCCGAAGTAAACTTGGCATATGCCTTGTAGACTGCAATGTTATCTGCATTACCAATGAAACCATTGGAACCATTCAGGTTAGAACCGATATAGCAAGGACCCCATCCGAAGTCATCACTGTTGGTAGCAGTGCCGCCTGCCTGAACACCATCCACAAACGCAAGCATTACGCCAGATGTTCTGACGACTGCGACGTGGTGCCATGTGTTTGCAGTAAAGACTGCATTTGAAAGGATAATGACGCTAGAACCGTTATAAACGCGGAGAGTGTCATTGTTCATCTCAACTATCAGACCCTCAGTCGATGTACGACGGAAGTCAAAGAGGGTTTGTTGACCAACAATGCCAGTGGGGTAGAACCAACCTTCCAGAGTGAAGTCACCAGTTCCGAAGTCTACGTCGTAGGACTCTGCCTTCTTCAGCCAGGAGTTTGCAACAAACTTCAGAGACTTCGTGCTGTTTGCCAAGTCAGTCTTGACATTCAGAACACTTTGAGTAACTTGTGCAGCACCAGGGTTAGTGATGGTGGAGTTGGTGATATACTCATCATCTTGGAAAGTGCCAGTAATACCTACACTAGAAGCAAACAACCACTTGAGACCAGAGTTGACGCCCTCAAGAGTCATGGTTGCACCAGAGGTGACACCGCGAACAGAATCCAGTCTGTTGAACAGACCTGTGGACTTATTCTTATATGCAACCTTGATGACACGAACCGTTTCGCCATCTCTGAAGGAACCATCGTCGATGGAAGACAGAGCGTTGATGTTTGCAAGTGTTTGGTTGTTGATTGCAGTAGTAGCAATCGTAGTCAAAGTGTCAATGGTGGACTGAACGTCTGCACAGTTAGTAGCATCCTGGTTTGTGCCAGAAGCGTAGTTTGCATCATAATCATGACCAGGAGCAGAACCGCCATAGGATGCAGGATCGTTCAGGATTGTCAGATCCTTGACATACAGCAGGTTGTTGATTGCTCTCTTAGCAAGATCGCGTGCTTTGTTCAGAGCGGTGATTGTTTCTGCTTCTTCCCCAGCAACACCGTTGCTGATGAAAGTTCCATTCTGGAAGTAGAATCGTGCCCAAGTAACAACACCCAGGTTTCCGCCTTGACCAACGTCCTGTGCGAGACCATCGACGAAATAACCAACGTCACGACGGCATTTTTCTTCAGTAGCATTATATGTGGGCTCTTCGGCGTCAATGTCGTCGAAGTCTTGGTTACCAAGCAGTGTCTCGGTGATTGCCTCTTCGAGAGTATCAACTGCTGATTGGACATCTGCACAAGCACCAGTATCAGTGTTGCTGACCGTTCCAGGTGCACCATAGGTAGCGCCACCCTCAGTAACGGTGAGATCTTGATACTTGGTGTATACCACAGCATCAATAGTCTCAGAACCTGACAGTTGGTTGGTGATAGCATCCTTCATATAGGTTGCTGCACGACCATATGCCCAGGTGGTTTCTGCAAGTTGCTGGTTGATGTAACCAAGACCCTGAGATGTGAAGTACATCTGGATAAACTTGCGGGCATACTTGTTACCACCTGCATAGGTGTCGTATGCAACTGCATCAACAAAGTGTCCCAGGTCACGCTTGCACTTATCGGTATTCGGAACCACCAGAGAAGGATACTGAAGGATCATGTCTTGATAAGTCTTGGCAACAATCCAATCCTTGTTCTTGATGATCAGGCGATAACCATCACGGAATCTAGAACGGGGATCTGTCTGAGGTTGACCAGGATAGTAGAAGTCTTCATGCTCAACTGCGATTTCTGCAGTTGCAAAGTCAATGATTTCATCCTTGGACCCTGCGATGCGATTTCTAGCATCGTAGTAACGGTTTGCAGCAGTTCCATACTGTGCACCGTAAATGGGGTTGTTATAGAAGACCTTAATGTTTCGGATATCATCACCATTGCTGAAGACACCAGCAGAAAGATCTGTATAAGTTACCTCAGTAGAACGAACTTCTTCAAAATCGAGGAAGAACGAGTTAATACGCTCTTCATCGTCAAAGAGTTCGGTAGGCGTAATAGTGGACTTAGAAATATCATCCAGCAGGATGTTTGGATAACTGGTGCTAACAATACGCTCAAACAGCAGACCGTAGAACGAAGAACCAGCAGTCAGGATCTGTTCACCAACAACATCGTTAGTGGCGGGATCTCTGTAAGGTGCCAGGAATGTGATGCGTGCTGCCAAGTTGGAGCGAGTCGAGTAGATGATATCCTGCAGACGGAAGTCGAATACACCAGTCTCATACTTAGCAGTACCAGTTGTTTTGCTAACAACGATTGCACTACTGGGATCGCCATCCTCATCGAGGTTGATGGCATTGACCTGTGCAGTCGGGTTGCCACGGCTGCGGTTAGTGCAAACCAAGGTTTCATCAAACTCATACAGTGTGGACTGTGTGAGGACTTGCTGTGAACCAATCAGTGCACTGAATCCAAGAGCAGAAACATCGATTCTTTCGTTGTTCTGGAAAGGACCACCAGTAATATCAACAACATCAATAGTATTTGTACCAGATGCAACTACAGTTGCAAACGCATCGCTAGCAGCACCAGAGACTTGATATCCAATCTCAGGATAGATACCAGAAACATCAGACAAGTTGAGGCGAGTTACAGTCAGGAACTCAACACCCACATCACGATAGACAACCTTAGAAGGTGCCTTCGGTGCTTCCTTGAAGACAATCTGACCGCCAACAATATCGTAAGCATCGACAGGTGCCTGAATGATGCCGTTCAGAGTGATCAACAACTGGTTGTTCTTGACGATGACTTGCTCGCCTTCAACACTAAGATTGAATGCAGTCTGGATACCATCAAACTGATCTGCAATATCATCCAGTTTCTTAACGATGGATGTGAGGATTTCCTCGGAGTTGGTCAAACGCTTCTTACGGAACAGAACCTCAGTATTGTTGAAGTCTGTGTAGATCGGTTGAGCAGCACCGAAGGATGTGACTTGGTTGACGTTGGTGTACTCGTTGATGTTCACCTGCTTGATGAACTCAGTACCGACCTTACGACCAGAAATATCCTTACCGCCAGTCAGTTGCAACTGACCAAACATGTTGAAACCAGTTGGGTGGTTATTCTCCAGGATTTGCTCACGCCAACGGTTGATGGGGATCGTGGACTTAATAACGTAGGAGAAGTTCTGATAGAAGAAGGAATCTTGAATCTTTTGAACGATTTCCGAAGGTTTACCAACGTCATCGATGAATCTACCAGGAGTTTGTGTCAGAGAGTCAATGTTCAGAACGCCTTTAGCAAGTGAGACATTATCGATAACACCAGATGCACGAGACACAGAACCATTTACACGCTCACCGACTACAAACGTGCCAGTAGCATTGACAAGTTTCAGGATCTTAGGACCAAGTTGCCAACCATTATTCTCGGAAACATATGCAACAACGGTTGCATCCTCTTCACTGGTACCCTGATAAACTTTCTCACCCTCAAGGAATCTGGAGGTTTCAACCACTGCCTCTGCTCTACCACCGAAGACCTCGGTGAGTAGGACTTGGCGACCAGCACCTTGAGTCAGGAATGTAATAAAGTTGCCAGACTCAGCGTCGGCAGGAGTCAGTGCAAAACGAAGTTGATCCCCTTCCAGAGAGTTGGACTCACCAGCAATCGCATAGTAGGTCTGACCCACCACCAAACTGGTCAAACCAGCAGAACTAGGCTTTGGCAGTTCACCAACAGTATTGCCCACATCATCTGCACGGAACTGAATAGCAGCGCCGTTAGTGATACCATGGGGGAAGTTGAACTGCAAATAGTTCAGGTCGAGGTTAACAACATAGTTGAACTCAGACTTTAGGGTAACTACAGGCTCGGATGAGTAACCAGCACCAGGGTTCTTAATCTGAATCTCACTCAGACGATTGTTTCTGACGATTGCAACTGCTTCAGCACCAACACCACCGCCACCTTCAATGATAACTGCAGGAGCAGAGGTATAACCAGCACCAGGATCGGTGATAGTGATCTGGGACAGAATAGAAGTATTGAAGAGTTGGAGGTTGATCGGGAAGGTGATTTCGGGTTTCAGTGTGTAGTCATGGGAATATCCATAACCAAACTCATTGTTCTTGAGTTTCTTGATCTTACCGATGTTCTTACCAGTCAGGAACACCGATGCACCAGTACCCTCATCGGGGATGATAACATTCAGATCAGCACCAGAACCAGTCAAAGTGGGACCAAGAATACCTGAGATTCCATCAACGTCGATACTAGCAATAGTGTATCCTTTACCAGGATCGGTAACAGTTACACTGACGATAGTGCCAGATCCGATTTCTTCATCAACTGCAACTTCAATGCGGCAAAGACCGCCCTCACCATCACCGTTGATGGGCACCTGATCGTATGTGCCAATAGCATATTCCGAACCACCAGAAATAATCTCAACACGCTCAATCTGACGGAAAGACGCAATATCGGAAATGATGGGCAGTTTCTGATAGAAACCACCAGCAGAGATCAGTTTGATGTCTGCAATAGGACCGATTGCTCTCTTAGATGTTGTGGAGTAGACAGAATATGGATTGTTCTGATCATCACTGCCGATTTCGGCATTATTGTTTTCAGGTTCAAATAGCAGAGGGAACTGGAACTCATTCTGAGAAATAATATTGCTGACGACATATCTGCCGTCAAATGGGGTCTTCTTAACGTCAATGAAGGACTTACCACCCACGGGGGAGTTTGCACCAGTTCTGGAGGGGTCAAAGTAATAAGAGATATTAGTGACTTGACCGTCAACCTTGAGTTTGACGAAGGGTGCATTGGTACCGTCAAACACACCAGGAGTTCCCTGACGTTCAATATTGTTGAAGGAGTATTCCAGTTTGAACTCGTTATCCTGAGAGAACGACAGATAGTAACCAAGGTTACTGCTGTCACTCATATCAAAGAGATAGTTGTGGTTCCTGATCAGGAGCAGAGTCGGGTGTTTGGTGTAAATGTTTACGCGAGCAATGCTGTTCTGCAGGAATGCTGGTTCTGCTGTGGGTGTTTCACGAACTTGGAACGTAAACTCCCTAGAAGAAAAGACTTCCTTAACAAAGAACGAACCATTAAACTCACTTGTGCTGAATCCTTCAGTAAACAGGATGTCATTTGCGGAGTATTTGTGTGCACTGTTTGCAACACAGTAAACCAGATCAGTTCTTTGCTGTGTATCAACGAGGATCGTCTTATCAAGAACTGCAATGAGAGAAATCTCTTTGACACTACCAATGCCATTGATTTGAAGGATGGTAGGTGCATCCTCTTTAGGATTGACAGTTACCGAACCACCAATGCTAAGGTTGTCGTTAGCAATGAAGTTGGAATCGCTGTAGATCTCATTAACCGTGAGAGAATACCAGTTTTCGCCAGCATCAAACTCCTTAAAGGTTGCATAATCGCTCAGAGGATTGTATGTCAGAGTATGCTGCCAGGTTACAGTACCATCTGTTGCGGTGCCTGTGGTGTGGGTGGGAGGATTCTGAGAAGAACGACCAGCGGCGGTTGCTGTATACTTGTTTCTACCATAGTAAACAACATCACCGATGTCATAGATCTTCAGTTTTGTCCAGAGAGGATCCTTAGGTGTAGGATATGCAGTATTTGATAGATCCACTTCAAGGGGGGTATCGGCAGAAACCGTGAAGTCCCAAGAAACGCCACCATCGCTAGCATTACCTGTCGTGTGGACTGGTTCATCAGTACCAGCAGTACCATTAGTGGTCGCTGTGTAGATGTTACCCTTGGAGTAAACTTGATCGCCAGCAGTGTAAGATGCCGCTTGTTCCCACTCAACAAAATCACGAGCAACTGTGAATGTAATACCAGTAATAACATTCAGACCTGCATCAGTTGCACTGGTGCTTCTGATCTTATCGGTGGTATTAAATGTTGCTGCTGCGGGGAAGATGTTACCGATCTTGTAGGTTGTACCAAGACCAGGATTCTCGATAGTTCCTGTGGGAACCT